CTCATTAGGAAATATTGGGTACACAGGATCAGCAGGTGCTGGTTATACCGGTTCAACAGGTTACACAGGCTCATTAGGAAATATTGGTTACGTTGGTTCACAAGGATCTATAGGTTATACAGGATCAGCTGGAGTTGGGTACACAGGCTCATTAGGAAATATTGGGTACACAGGATCAGCAGGTGCTGGTTATACCGGTTCATTAGGTTATACAGGCTCATTAGGAAATATTGGGTACGTTGGTTCACAAGGTTCTATAGGTTATACAGGTTCAGCAGGAACATCAGGCCCATTTGCTACTTGTAATACATCAAATATAGTTTCAACTGGTGCTGGTATAGGGACAGGCACAGGTGGAACAGGTTTACATAATTTCTTTGCTGGTCAATGTGCTGGTGCTGCTAACACGACAGGTTGTTATAATACTTTTATAGGTATTGGTGCTGGCCGTTGTACTACAACAGGAAAATATAATACTTTTATAGGTAGATGTGCTGGATTTAAAAATACAGATGGATCTTTAAATACTTTTATAGGTGCTAATACTGGAATTTGTAACACTACAGGAGCTCATAATATTTTTGTAGGAGTATCTAGTGGAAGAGCTAACACCACAGCTAATAATAATATATTTTTAGGAAGATATTCTGGTAAATATAATACTACAGGTACTAACAATATATTTTTAGGAGACAGTAGTGGTAGATGTACAACAACAGGTTCAAATAATTTTAATGTAGGAAATGAGGCAGGAACATATTCTAGTACTGGTTGTAATAATACTTTTATAGGACAACAATCAGGTTATAAAACATCCGGTTCTGACAATACTTTTATAGGTTATAGAACAGGTTTTTGTAATACAACAGGATATAGTAACACTTTTATAGGTGGTCAAGCAGGATTATATACAACAACAGGTTATAGTAATATTTTTATAGGTTGTTGTGCTGGTCGTAATAATACAGGTGGATATAACAATATATTTCTTGGTCCATGGGCTGGTGCTTGTAATACAACAGGCGATAATAACTATTTTATAGGACCTTTAGCTGGTTGCGGTAATACAACAGGAAGATACAATTTTTATATAGGTGCTAGTGCAGGTAAATATGCAAATTCTTCAACTGGTAATATTATTGTTGGACATAATGCTGGTTCAAAATTAACAACTGGTGGTTATAACATTCTTTTAGGTAGAAATTCTGGAAATAATCTTATAACTGGTGAAGGTAATATTTTTATGGGTAGGGGGGCAGGCCAATATACTACAGGATCTCATAATTACTTTTTTGGCTCTTTTGCTGGTTTAAAAAACACAACAGGTGCTGAAAACTTTTATGTAGGCAATGGCGCTGGTAAATGTAATACCGTAGGTGGTAATAATATATTTTTAGGTCAATGCGCTGGTGGAACTAATACAACAGGTGGTAATAATATTGCTATTGGTTTTTACGCTGGATCTTACAATCTTTACGCTTCTTGTGGTTGTGCTAATACTTCAGGTACTGATAATATTTTTATAGGTTGTGGAGCAGTTGGAGGTGGCGCAGGATGTTCAAATCAAATTGTTATAAAAGCAGGAACTAACATACTTAAAGTTAGTCCAACAGGTATTTTTACAGTTAATGGAGCTGCAGTAGCAGGAAGTGGATATACAGGTTCAAAAGGATATACAGGATCAGCTGGAAATGGTTACACAGGTTCTACAGGTTATACTGGTTCTAAAGGAGATGCTGGTGGTTATACAGGTTCTCAAGGAACTACAGGTTATACAGGTTCTAAAGGAGATGCAGGTGGATATACAGGTTCACAAGGTGGTACAGGTTATACTGGAAGTTCAGGTACTGGAGCTTCTTCAAGATCAACATCTTCAGTTACATCTTCTTCACTAGCTGATGGAAGTTCTGAAAATTTAACTATTACAGGATTTAAAGGTTATGCTTTATTAAAAATACAAACATCAGCGGCCGCATGGGTAAGAATTTATAATGACACGACATCACGTAGTAGTGATAGTAGTAGAACAGAAACGACAGACCCATCTCCTGGTTCAGGAGTTATTGCTGAAGTAATAACAACAACTAATGAAACTATTTTAATATCTCCTGGTGTTTTTGGATTTAATAATGAAAATACTATAGTTACTGATATTCCTATTTCTGTAAAAAATAAAAGTGGTTCTACAACAACTATTACAGTAACTTTAACAATTTTACAATTAGAAATTTAAAATGTCTGATAAAAAAGAATATATTGTTACGGTACGCAATAGATCAGATATAGATTCTTTTTATGATGATATGGATAACAATATTGGTACAGAATTTATTCCTAATAGAAAAGTAGAAATTGTACACATAAGAGAAACTAGTAGAAACACACATTATTATTTAACTGATGAAGAATCTAATTTATTACGAAATGAACCTAGAGTTTTATCTGTTGAATTATTACCTAAAGAAATGGGTATCGAGCCTATTCTTCTTTGGTCTCAAACTGGAAATTTTGAAAAAAGTAACTCAATAGATACTAATGATAAAAATTGGGGACTTTATAGTATAACAAATCAACAACCATTAAGTAACTGGGGCACAGACGGTTCTTTTACACAAACAACACAAACAATTAATACAACGTCATCAGGAAAAAATGTTGATGTTGTGGTTGTAGATGCTCATATAAATGGAAATCATCCTGAATTTGCTGTAAATGTGGACGGTACTGGTGGGAGTAGATTTGTTGCTTATAATTGGTTTCAACATAGTTCATCATTAGGATATACAACCACACAACCATATTCATATAGTTATATTGAGACCAATCATGGCACGCATGTAGCCGGCATAGTTGCAGGAAATACTCAAGGTTGGGCAAGAGATGCAAATATTTATAATATTAACTTTAATTATACAAGTGCAGGAGGACCTTCTGGAGATTGGACTTTATTTGTATTTGATTATATTAGAGAATTTCATAGAACAAAACCTATTAACAACGTTACAGGTAGAAAAAATCCTACGATTGTAACTAATAGTTGGGGTTACGGTTATAGCGATTTAAATATGGCGAGCATTATTGAAGTAACTTATAGAGGAACAACAACAGATTTAAACGGGTTAACAAATGCTCAAAAAAAAGTAATTCTTGAAAACAATGGAGTTCCTGTTCCTAATGAATCAGTTTTACATCTTACTCCTGCTAGAGTAGCAGCTTTAGATGCTGATGTTATAGATGCTATAAATGACGGATTAATAGTTTTAGGAGCTTCTGGAAATTCTTATTGGAATTGTGCAACAACCGATTCAGTAGATTATGGTAATTCTGTATATTCAACAAACGTTGGTTCGATTTATCATTCAAAAGGCATGTCTCCAGGATCTGCTGGTAATGCAATTTGTGTAGGAAGTGTAGGAGTATTTTTAGCAGAAAATAAATCAAATTTTAGTAATTATGGAAGCCGTGTGAATGTTTACGCTCCTGGCAGATTTATAACTTCTTCAGTATATGATACAACAGCAGCTACTGAATTTGGAATTACACTAGCAAATGACCCGAGAGATTCAAATTATAAAATAGGTTCACTTTCTGGTACAAGTATGGCCACTCCACAAGTTGCTGGTGTGTTATCTTGTCTTTTAGAAAATTTTCCTTCTTTAACACAATCAGAATGTCTTACTTACTTAGTAAATAATTCTACTTTAAATAGAATAACATCTACGGGTGGAAATGCAGGAGATTATTTGTCATTAGGTGATTCTTCAAATAATAGATATTTGTTTTATAAAAAGGAAAGAGGATTAACAGGATATGTAGCAATAAACACTGTTAAAAACAGATCAAGTACTGGAAATCTTTATCCTAGAACAAAAATTAGAAGATTTGGTTAGGAAATATAAAAATTATAAATACATATACTGAATTTTATTTTTTAAAAATATTTTTAAAAAAAAGCATTTCTGAACATTTTTTTTATATAAATAATTACACTAATTAACTAAACACAAAAGGTTAAAAGAAAACAAATGGCCATAAATTTTCCTTCAACAGGGTTAACACCAAACGTATCAACATACACATTAGGCAATCGTACATGGAAATGGAATGGAACTGCTTGGGAGTTAGTACCTCTTACAGCTGGTTATACAGGTTCTAAAGGTGATATAGGTTATTCAGGATCAAAAGGCGATACAGGCTTTACAGGTTCTACAGGAAGTTTAGGTTACACAGGTTCTAAAGGAGATTTAGGTTACACAGGATCAAAAGGCGATCAAGGTAACATAGGAAATACAGGTTACGTTGGTTCACAAGGTGATCAAGGTTACACAGGTTCTAAAGGCGACATAGGTTACACAGGATCAAAAGGCGATCAAGGTACTCAAGGAAATTTAGGTTACACAGGTTCTAAAGGAGATTTAGGTTACACAGGTTCAAAAGGTGATCAAGGTACTCAAGGAAATTTAGGTTACACAGGATCAAAAGGCGATCAAGGTTATGCTGGTTCTAAAGGCGATACTGGTTTTGTTGGTTCTCAAGGAAATTTAGGTTACACAGGTTCTAAAGGCGATACTGGTTTTGTTGGTTCTCAAGGAAATTTAGGTTACACAGGATCAAAAGGCGATATAGGTTATTCAGGTTCGCAAGGTATTCAAGGCGATATAGGTTACACAGGATCAAAAGGCGATATAGGTTATTCAGGTTCGCAAGGTATTCAAGGAAATTTAGGTTACACAGGATCAAAAGGTAATACAGGATTAGGATTTAACATTGCTAAAATATATTCAACTGTAGCAGCATTAACTGCTGATACTTCACCAACAGGAATTGTTGCTGGAGAATTTGCTATTATTACTACTGTTGATGTTAGTGATCCGGATAATTCAAAATTATATTTATGGAGTGGTTCATCATACAGTTTTGTTTCTGATTTATCAGGTTCAACAGGATTTACAGGATCTGCCGGCACAAATGGTTTCACAGGTTCTCAAGGGGTTATAGGTTACACAGGATCAAAAGGTGATATTGGTTATTCAGGAAGTTTAGGATATACAGGATCAAAAGGTGATCAAGGTAATCAAGGAAATTTAGGATATACAGGATCAAAAGGCGATCAAGGAAATTTAGGTTACACAGGATCAAAAGGTGATATTGGATATTCAGGAAGTTTAGGATATACAGGATCAAAAGGTGATCAAGGTAACATAGGTTACACAGGTTCTCAAGGTATCCAAGGAAATTTAGGTTATTCAGGTTCGCAAGGTATTCAAGGAAATTTAGGTTACACAGGCTCTAAAGGCGACATAGGTTACACAGGCTCATTAGGTTACACAGGTTCTCAAGGAAATTTAGGTTACACGGGTTCAAAAGGTGATACTGGCTACGTTGGTTCAAAAGGCGATACTGGTTACGTTGGTTCACAAGGATACACAGGTTCAAAAGGTGATATCGGTTATTCAGGTTCAAAAGGAGATACAGGTTACGTAGGATCAGAAGGTAATTTAACAGTTACAACTTCTGCTACTCCTCCTTCAGGTCAACAATACGGAGATATTTGGATTGATGAAACATCAGGCATTCAATATTTCTGGTACAATGATGGAAATTCAGATCAGTGGGTAGAATTTGCTAACCAAGGTTTAGTAGGTTTCACAGGATCAGCAGGTGCTATAGGTTACACAGGTTCATCAGGTGGTGGTGGTGGCGGCCCATTTGCTACTTGCGGTACAGCAAACATAGTTTCAACAGGAGCTGGTGTAGTATCAGGTACAGGCGGAACTGGTTATTATAACTTTATTGCTGGATGTTTAGCTGGTACTTGTTCAACAGCAGGAGCAATTTACAATAATACTTTTATAGGTAATCAAGCTGGATATACATTAGCAACCGGAAGATACAATACTTTCATAGGAGCTTATGCTGGATTCAAAAGCAATGGTACTTATCATAACGTTTTTATAGGTCAAAAGGCTGGTTATTGTACAACAACAGGTAATTATAATAATTTTATAGGAGCTTTTACCGGTTGTAGTAACACAACAGGAACACATAATACTTTTTTAGGCCATTTTGCAGGAACAGCAAACAAAACAGGTTGTAATAACGTTTTTATAGGTCAAAGGGCTGGTTATTGTACAACAACAGGTAATAATAACATTTTTACTGGTAGTTATGCTGGTTATTCTAATACCTGCGGCTGTAATAATACTTTTATTGGTATTTGTGCTGGTCGTAATGTAACAACAGGTAGTAGTAATATTTACCTTGGCATTAATGCTGGCTGTTGCAGTTCAACAGGTGATCAGAATATTTTTATAGGTGCTGGTACTGGTAGAATGAATAATACAGGCCGTGATAACATTTTTATAGGTGCTAGTGCTGGATGTTGTAACACATCAGGAAACTTTAATGCCTTTATAGGTTTTGATGCTGGCCGTTGTAACACTACAGGATGTAATAACTCTTACTTAGGTTTTTATGCTGGTCGCCACAACACTTCAGGAAGTTTCAATGCTATTTTAGGTTATTATGCTGGTCGTTGTAACACTACAGGATGTAATAATATTTTACTTGGATGTTGTGCTGGTGTCGGTACAACTGGCTTAGTAAATATTACAACTGAATGTAATAGAATTATAATAGGTAACAATGCTCATACGTGTGCCCAAATACAAGTAGCATGGACAGCAGTATCAGATACTAGAGATAAGTGTATATATGGTGCTGTAAATAAAGGATTAGGCTTCTTAAAAGATGTAAATCCTATTGAGTTCGCATTTAAAGATCGTACAACAAATGAATTAATTGGTGATGGTAAGAAAAGATATGGATTTAGCGCTCAAGAAATACTATCTTTAGAAGGCGATAAACCAGTAATTGTTTCTAACGATAATCCTGATAAACTATTCTTAACGAATGATTATCTAGTACCAGTGTTAGTTAATGCTATTAAAGAGTTGAATGCTAAAGTTGAAACACTTGAAAACAAGGTAAGAGACTTAGAAAACAAATAGTACTTGACAATTAGTTAATTATTTGATATATTAGATATATTATTATTTCGTTTGAATAAATTATGGCTAAAAAAGTATTAATAACTGGTGGTGCCGGTTTCATAGCACATCATTTAATTGAAGTATTATTAGAAAAAACCGATTGGGAAATCATCTCAATTGATAGACTAGACTTTTCGGGCAATTTAAATCGTTTACATGAAGTCGTTTCAGTATTGCCTCAATCAACACAAAAACGTGTAACAGTAGTTTATCACGATCTCAAAGCAGAATTAAATTCACAAATAGTAAATCGTATAGGTGATGTAAATATTATTTTACATTTAGCAGCAGGTTCTCATGTAGATCGTTCTATTGAATATCCTATGGAATTTGTATTAGACAATGTTGTAGGCACAACAAATTTATTAAACTATGCTCGTAATCTTTCTAACTTAGAACGATTTGTTTATTTTTCAACTGATGAAGTATTTGGGCCGGCTCCAGAAGGAGTAGATTATAAAGAACGTGATAGATATAATGCTACAAATCCTTATTCAGCTTCTAAAGCAGCTGCTGAAGAAATGTGTGTGGCTTTTGAAAACACTTATAATTTACCATTATACATAACTCATACAATGAATGTATTTGGTGAAAGACAACATCCTGAAAAATATATACCAATGTGTATTCGTAAAATGCGTGATAATTTACCTATTACTGTTCATTCGAATCCTTCAAAAACAAAGGCCGGTTCACGTCATTATATACACGCTAAAGATGTTGCCGAAGGAATATTACATATTTTAAATTTAAAAGGCCCTTTTGAAAATGATTTTGGTAATGCTAAATGTCCAAAGTTTAATCTTGTAGGTGCTGAAGAAATAGATAATTTAACATTAGCAAGAAAGATTGCTGATGCAATGAAAGCAACTCATGCCAAATATGAAATGGTAGATTTTCATTCGGCAAGACCTGGCCATGATTTACGTTATTCTTTAAGTGGTGAATATATGAAATCTTTAGGTTGGCAACCACGTATAACATTAAGCGAAAGAATAGAACAGGTTGTAAACTGGACTTTAGAAAACGATAGGTGGTTAAAGTAGTGTATATAGATGTAATTATACCCACAATGTGGTATGTAAAAAACTTCGATTTAGTCTTAACATCATACGTATTAAATCCAAAAATAAACAAAATTATATTAATAGATAATAATGCTTCAAAAAGGCCAAAATACAATATTCTAAAAGATTCAAAGATAGAATTAGTTTGTTTTAATAAAAATATATACGTAAATCCTGCGTGGAATGAAGGATATAGAAGATCAACTTCAAAAATAATTGCTATTATAAATGACGACATAAATGTAGATTCTTCTGTGTTTGATATGGTTCATAATTTCAATTTAAAAAAAGGTGATCTAATAGGTGTAAGTTTAGCTGGTCGTAAAAATAATTTTATTATAGATGACTTCATACCTACAGAAGAAAAAATAGTTAAATTAGAATTTAATAATACACAACCTATTGGTGGACAAGCTTGGGCATTTGGCACTTGTATGTTTATGTTAAGAGAATCTTACAATATAATACCAGACCTATATCAGTTATGGTATGGTGATGATTATTACGCACAAAATTCGGAAAATGTTTACGTTATAAAATCTAATAAAATTAAAGGTTTAATTTCAGAAACTATAGGTTACCTAGATTTTGATGATCCTGAAAGTGATATTGCTCAAAGAGTGAAGTTAGATTCTGAAAATTTATTAAAAAATAATCACTTTAAGAATGGTGTTAATTGGGATTTACCAATTCAAACAATACAAAAATATGAAAATATTAAAGTAGATTTTTTTGAAAATGAATATTTAAAAGCAAAAAATACACCTAGTGATATAAATGAAAATGTACATATACTATATGACCTATGTAAAGACTGTAAAACGGTGGTTGAAATGGGTGTAAGAACAGGTGTAAGTACTCGAGCTTTTTTAAACGCCAACGTGGATTTAATTTCTTTTGATGTGGTATTAGATAAAACAGTACAAAAGCTCTTTGATAAAGCTAAGTCAAAAGGTAAGAATGTTCAGTACATAAAAGATGATGTGTTGAATATTGAAATAGAAGAAACAGATTTATTGTTTATTGATACAATACATAATTATGACCAATTAAGAAAAGAATTAAAACTACATGGAAATAAAGCACAGAAATATATTGCTTTCCACGATACTTATACTTATGGTTTAAGAGGTGAGAATGTTTTAGGTTTTGACAGTAAAGGCCTTTTAACGGCCATTATAGAGTTTTTAATTGAAAATCCTCATTGGAAATTCAAGATATTTAAGACTAATAACAACGGATTAACTGTTTTGGAAAGGTATAAATAAACATATATAAAATGTTTATATAAGGTAATTATGAGTAATGATTTAAAATATTCTATATTTCACGTACAAGGTGGTATGGGAAAACACGTGGCTGCCACAGCAGTAGCAAAAGCAATTAAAAATAATCATCCAGACAGAAAATTAATAGTAACGTGTGCTTTTCCTGACATTTTTTTAAATTTAAGTTATGTGGATAGAGTTTATCAACTAGGTGCTACAAAATATTTTTATCAAGAATATATACACGATAAAGATTCTATAATTTTTCATCACGAACCTTATTTTACAACAAATCATATACATAAGAAAAAGAAATTAATACAAAACTGGATTGATCTATATAATTTAAAATATAGTGGAGAAACACCAGAAGTAAAATTTAATAGACTTCAAATTGAAGCTGCTACAGGTTATTGGAAAAGAGAAAAACCGGTTATGTTAATTCATACGAATGGTGGTATGATGACAACTGATGCTAAACCTTATGCTTGGACAAGAGACATGCCTATGGATCTAGCACAAGACATAGTGAATTATTATAAGAATGATTATCATATATTTCAAATTACAAAAATGAACTCTATGAAATTAAAAGATGTTGAACATATATTTGCTACTCCTCAAAAAGCATTATCAATTATGGAGTTTTTTAGTATATTGTTAGTGAGTCAGAAAAGAATTTTTATAGATTCGTGTTTACAACACGCTGCGGCCGCATTGAATTTAAAGTCAACTGTTCTATGGAATGGTACTTCACCTAAAGTATTTGGTTACAATATACATGATAATATATGTACAGAAGTTCCTTACGACTTTAAACTACCAGGAAGTTATCTATTTGATTTTGACTTCAATGGAAATGAAATAGAGTTTCCTTTTACGGAAAATACAAAACTCTTTAATTTAAAAACAATAATTAAATCAGTGGATAAACAATAATATGGAAAACAAAAAAACACTTTACTTTATGGCAGGCCTACCAAGAGCTGGTAGTACAATGTTATCAGCAATACTAAATCAAAATCCTCGTTTCTATTCAGGACCAAGTTCTCCTGTAGTGGGTGGAATGTTAGCATTAGAACAAAATTTTAATCAAGATGAATTATATTTTGCTTATCCTAAAAAACAACAAGTAGAAGAATATATTAGAGATTTAATTTATTACTATTATAGTGATGTAAAACAACCTATAGTTTTTGATAAGAACAGATCATGGACAAACAGGCCTGCTTTTATAGAATCATATTTCAATATTCAACCTAAAATATTATGTCCTGTAAGAAGCATATTAGATATACTAACATCATTCATAGATATGCACCGTAGAAATCCATATCAGATTGGTGGTAAATTAAACTTTTTAGATGATATGTTGGTTAAAACTGGTCAACCTTTAACTGATGAAAATCGTTGTGATACATTATGCAGCCCTATGGGTATAGTAGGACAAAGTGCTCAAGGTATCAAAGAGATGTTAATGAGTAATAAAGAAAAACAATTACATCTAATTGAATATGATGATTTGGTTAATGATCCAGAAACTACTATGAAAAAGGTATATGATTACTTAGGTGAAGAATACTACAAGAAACATGACTTTAAAAATCTGATAAATCTACATCAAGAGAATGATGCTGGTGTTTATGGATTTGCAGACATGCACCAAGTAAGAAAAGAATTAAAAAAGGTGTCTAAAAAGCCATCTGAATTGTTACCTGAAAGTATAGTAACCAAATATAAAAATCAAGAGTTCTGGAGAAATTTAGAAACTGTTGAGAAAGTAAAGTAACAAACCGTTATATTTGTTGTTAAATAAACGTTTAATTTAGTAGTAATTGGTATATTGTTTTTATAAATATATACAATAATTAATATTACAGGTTTTTAAATTAAACTAAAATGGTAGCTATAAATTTTCCTTCAAGTCCAGCAACAAATTCAACCTATACATTAGGTAATCGTACATGGAAATTTAATGGAAATGCTTGGGAGTTACAACCTTTAACTTCTGGTTACACAGGTTCGATCGGCTATACTGGTTCATCAGGAGTTGGTTACACAGGATCAAAAGGTGATATTGGATATTCAGGATCTTTAGGTTACACAGGATCAAAAGGCGATTTAGGATATTCAGGATCTTTAGGTTACACTGGATCAAAAGGTGATCAAGGAAATTTAGGTTACACTGGATCCAAAGGCGATATTGGTTACACAGGATCAAAAGGTGATATTGGATATTCAGGATCTTTAGGTTACACAGGATCATCAGGCGTTGGTTACACAGGTTCTCAAGGAAATTTAGGTTACACAGGATCAAAAGGTGATATAGGTTATTCAGGCTCACAAGGTGTAATTGGATTTACAGGAAGTTTAGGTTATTCAGGCTCACAAGGTGTAATTGGATATTCAGGTTCTTTAGGTTATTCAGGCTCACAAGGTGTAATTGGATTTACAGGATCAATAGGAATTGGTTACACAGGTTCAAAAGGCGATCAAGGTAATCAAGGAAATTTAG